TGAAAAGCTCTGCGAAGAAATTACATTTGCTCAATGCATTGCGTACTGATTTGAGAATGCTTCCATACTTGAGTATGAAAACTAAACCAATGCAACTAGCCAAATAATAGCTCATCTTTTTTGGCATTAATTTCTGTTACAGCATCAGAAATTAATTTTGCTTGACCTGGTTTGACGCGAATTTTGTTGCCGTCATCATCTTGAATCTCAACTGTTGCATCATCAATTTTTGTAACAGTTGGGCAGTTGTTGCCGCCACAGCAAAGCTGAATTGTATTGTCGTTGAGTCGTTTTAAGAAGTTCATATGAATCGTTTCAAAAAATATTTAGGCAATTTATCTGCGTTATCCAATATGCTTTGAACAATATTTCCATCTAAAATATATGTTATGCAGTGGTCATCTTTGCTGCGAATTCCTCTGCCTGCAGCCTGAATTACAGTTGTTAACATCCTGTTTACATACCATTGCGAATTCTGATCAAATAGTTTTTTAATTCGCTTGCTGTTGAGTGGTAAATATGGAGCCTTAACAATGATTTGAAATCTTGCTAAATCATCTTTCAAATCCACCCCATGGGTCATGCTTGGACTTACTAATACTGTATTACTTGATGCATTGATGTGTTGAGTTAAAATTTCTTGATTATCTACACCTTGTTCTCGCACTAAAAATCTCTCACCTTTGAGATTTTGCTTCATGTAATTGGTAATATCCATGTTGTGTGTATGAATAATACCTTTGTCATTTTTATGTTTGTTGCAAATTTGCTCAATGATGCTCTTGAACGTTGGCATCAATTTCTCCCAGTTGGATCTGTTCATCTTATACTTGCTTGACACAACAATGGGTGCCTTGGAAGCATCAAAGGTGCTTGGCATCTCCACATAAGCATAATCTGTAATTCCAAGAGTTTTAGCAAATGTGCTTGGATCAATGATTGTTGCAGACATGAGCAGCACTTTATCTGCACAATTGAACAAATATTGTGATAGATTATCAACTTTGAGTGGTGAAATAACAATGCCTGTTTTTGTTCTTTCTGCTACGTATTCGCATTCATTCCAATGATCCAAAGCTGCTGAGACTTGCCCATGCAAAGATTTAGCATTGGATAGCTTTGCTACATCACCTGTGCCAGGTGCTTTGTTCTTCTTAGAAACCTTTTTCTCCAATTCTTGTATCTTATCATACAAAAGTGGACACACTTCATTGAGGTATGATTTTACATTTGACAAATTATCTACATCAATGTTGCGATTAAAATCAGGCAAGAGATTATTCAAAACCTTTGACCGAATATCTACGCTAAAGTTTTTAACAATTTCATCTTCTAATTCTGCAGCTTCATCACAGATGAGATACTCTCGTTGCTTGAGATGTTCTGGCAGACACAAAAACATAGTATAGTTAAAGATACTAAAGGTGTTAATGATGCTTTCATTGCGTTTTGTGTAGTATGTGCACTTGTTGGTTGCCCAGCAATCACGCTTCAGCTTCTCCAAGAATAAGCAAGGTGCAGCATCAACAGCAAAGTTTTGATCCACTTGACAAGTGTAGTTGCTCTTGCCTTTGAGAATACTGCTGTCTGTGAACAATCGCTCATATTGATCTTGCAAAGCTTTTGTAATGGTTAAAACTGCACCACCATGCTTGGGCATGCTCATGAACTCTTCATGATATGCAAAACTACCGTTTTCCATTTCATATGCTGCATATGAATTAATTAAATCAATCGGCCTCTGTTGTGGCTTTTTGCTTGAGTTGGCAATTGATTTAGCAATGAAGCTTTTGCCACTTCCCGTTGGCGCGCAGCAAATTACAAATTTATGTTTTGCAAATGCCTCTGTTAATTGATTGAGAACAGCTTGCTGAGCATCAGTGGCTGTGAATCCTTGCGGAAAGGTTTCATTATAATTTATCATGAACCAACTATACAGTCTTTATTATTTTTTGCAATACATTTTTGTATCAAAAAACCTGGATGTCTTCTTGCGGGATGTTGTTTTAAATTTAAAAAACAAATTTTTATTGCCCATGCAGAGAGTATCAATGGTATAATCAAGACACAAACAGTCTTTATCAACAAGTGTTAAATTATAGGGCAGTGGAACTATAAATTGTTTGCTGTCACCACTCTCTGAATGTATAACAAAGAATATATGAAAGTCTTTGACTGCTATGAGCGTGAGTCTGCCCTTTTTTATAACCTTGCCGTTTATTTCAAACGCAATTTTACTCAAAAGAAATTTGCTAAAATGTTTTTCTATAACCTCGGAAATCATGACATCATAAATGCTATTTTTTGTTGCTGAGACATTGGAAAATACGTCTCATTAAAAACTGTCCAAAACTCATCACCAGGAGCATACGTTTTAGCAATTTCACAGGCATCTAAACTTATGGTGCGAAAATCCTGCATTAATATGTCCCAGGTAATTATAAGATTCTTTGCAGTTGGATCATATTTAACTCTATTGGTGGGTGTTCTATAATTTAGAACAATGCGCCCATTGGTTGATCCAAGCACATTCATGTTGTTTGTGCAAAGCATTCTTCTTATGGGCGGCAATCCTGGCAATTGACGACGACGGGTAAACTTTACCTCAACAACGCTGTTGAGCAATGAGCTGTAAAGAGTACCATACGAAGCAAGTGGCATAATTAACCGATTATTTCAATTTCATCTTGCTTGGGAGAGCATTTGCCAAATAACCGCTGTTCATTCAAGAACATACCATTTTTAATTTTTCCATAACCTGCTACATCCATGCCAGAAACAGTCACGCCCTTGTCATTTGGGAACATTACAATGTCACCAACTTTGGTATTTTTTACTTCAGTTCCAACCAATACAACTTTAGCTTTTCGCCATGCTTTTATGAGTGTATTTGTTGGAATATAGATGCTACCACGCTTGACGTTTTCTCCATCATCAGACAAATCAATGAATTCAACTAAAATGATGTCACTGTATACTTGAGACAGTACAAAATCTTCCATTCCAAAATTTCCATCAGAATGTGCAGATAAATCAATTAAATTGCGTGTAGGAGAGAGCTGATCAATGTTAGCAGGCATACATGCTATTTACATATGCATTATGCTTTGCAACTCTCTCAACTGTTTAACACTCATAAAATTATTATTAGCAAAAGACTTTTCAAGCATTTGCTTTTCATCATCTGCTTTTTTCTGCTTTGCTACTTTTTTAATATAGTCGATTTTTTTATATTTGCTCTTGTTGAGCAAATGCATTAAAAAATCAAATTGCTGCTGCTTGGTATCAAATAAACTCCACCACTTGTTTGTGGTGGAGTTTATCAAAGCTGCCTTTTCTGGTGAATGCATGGATATCCATCTATTCACCATGAAGAGGTTGAATTCTTTCTCATTCTCTAAATTTAGCTCAATTGGCTTTTTAGTAAAGAGAATGGATGACAATATATCAAATATGGTCATGCAATAATCTTCGCTGTAGCAACAAAAATGCTATCGCACAGCTGATGAAAGATATCAATAACATCTTTCATAAATTCTTCAGTCTGCTTCTCATTCAAGCGTGTTGAGTATGCAAACCCTGGCGCCTGATTGCCTGCATCAATGTTGATGCCTGTATGGCCAAGTGCTGCACCATTCTTAGCATATGTAATGCTAACAGAGCATTTGCCTTTTGCATATGCATTGCCATCACTGCCTTCAAATTGATTATGCACAAGCAAATCATCACCACTTACCTCAATGGGCAAGTTGAGCTGTTTATACAATGCATTAGCAATTTGTGTGTTGAGAAGTCGTTGGAATGCTACTGCACCAAAAGCTTCGAGATGAGGAATTTCCCAACAGAAATTAATTGCATCCTTGGAGTAGATGTAATCATTGCTGAGCACATCTTCAAGATCAATCATTCCTGCTGCTTCAACCTTCATAGGAGATCGAAACGCGACAATATTGCCGTGAGGTAATACTTTATTGCGCAGCAGCTTGTAAGCAAAGCGATTGTGGATAAGAGTTCCATCATAAATGGGTTGATCGTCACGAATATACAGATTATAATTCATTCTTTAATATAACTTAGTGTTTGGATTTTTCAACCTGCTCTTTAATCCATTCATATGTTTTTTTAATTCCTTGCTCCAATGGATAATTTGGTGTCCAATTGAGCTTCTCCTTGATGAGTGCGTTGTCAGAGTTTCTACCTCTTACACCTGTTGGTCCTGCAATGTGTTTTTTTGCAAGCTGCTTATTTTCTACAGAACATGCAATATCAACAAGTTGATTAATTGTTACCATTTCTTCAGAGCCAAGATTTACTGGCCCAGAAAAATCAGAATTCATTAAACGTCTGATGCCTTCAATGCATTCATCAATGTACAAGAAGGATCTTGTTTGTTCACCATCACCCCAAATTTCAATTTCATTTGTTGCTTCAATTACTTTGCGACAAATTGCAGCTGGAGCTTTTTCTTTGCCACCACGCCATGTGCCTAGCGGTCCAAAGATGTTGTGAAAGCGTGCAATTCGCACATTCAAGCCATAGTTGCGTTGATATGCAAGATACAGACGCTCACTAAAGAGCTTCTCCCAACCATACTCACTATCCGGCGCTGCTGGATAAGCACTTGCCTCAGTACAATTTGGGTTGTTTGGATCTTCTTGATTATATGCAGGATACATGCATGCAGAAGAAGAATAGAAAACTTTTTGCACACCTTTTTTAACACACTCTTCTGCTACATTGAGATTAACGGTTGCAGAATTATGCATCACATTTGCATCATTTTCACCTGTAAAAATATATCCTGCTCCGCCCATGTCTGCAGCAAGTTGGTATACTTCATTAAAGCCACCATCTCTAGCTGTTGATTGGTTAGGTGAAAATACAACTCTTGATACAGTTGCTGCATCTCTCAAATCACCGATGATAAATTCATCTGCATTGCTTTTGTCTTGATATTCAGGGTATTTAAGATCTACGCCTCTTACCCAATATCCTTCTGATTTAAGTCTATTAACAAGGTGATTGCCAATGAAACCGCCGGCACCTAATACTAATGCTGTTTTATTAAACATGTGTTTAGTTAAAATAATTCATGTATATTTCAAGGAATTGTTGTACTTTTTCAGGCACAAAATTCAATGCAGTTGATGCATTACTATCAATAAATTGCTTTGTAAATCTATATCCAATACATTCATTTTCTAAATTTTTTACTAAATCTTGCGGGTTTCGTTCCTGATACACACTAGGTGCACAATAAACAATTTGATGATCTTTGGGTAACGTATGTCTCAAACTGTAGCTTGCCCAAATATCATCCATACGACCTACTGCTGGCCAGACTGAATAATGTGGAAAAACACTTCTATGTAAAAAAGTATTTTGTGAATTGAAAGGTGCAGCTTGTCTTGTAAAAAATGGTTCAAATTTATCAAATTTGACGAGCGGCTTAGATGTTAGTCTGCAAATAGCATCAATGTCTGGATCACCATCCCAGAAATCTGCCTGAACAGCACAAAATACAGATTGCTTTTTAAGCAAATCAACATCATTTTTTATATTCAAATGTTCAATTGGAAATCCTCTATGCCATAGATGCTTTTGATTAGTTACTGAAAAAGGATCAAAATAATCACATAGTTTATTTTTATATTCGTAAACATTGCAAGTCGTACCTACCAGCAAATTTGTACCCCAATCATCATGCGGTATATTATCATCATCAACTGTGACTATAATTTCTTCTCCTGTTTCATAAGCATACACAAAACCGATGTTGCGTCTTTGAATTGTTTTCCATCCTATAATATTACTCAATTCAGGGTACAATTGCTCTTGCTTATCTGGATGCAAATACACAACATGTTTATTTTGTGTACTTAATTTTTCATATTCGCAATGAGGTGTTTTTAAATCACCCACAACAACAAACGTCCAGTTATTTTTTTCTGCAAGCTTGCAGAATTTTAGAGTTGCTTCTGTAGGCGCATTAATTGTTGTAGTTATAATTATCATAGATTTATTTTAAATATTTTTTAATAAACACTTCAGTAGTATAGTGTTCCTTTGCTTTTGTATGTGCATCTTCAATCATTGAATTAAATTTGCTATAATTATTTGTAATGTATTTTACTTTTTCATTAAAGTCGTTAAAATCTGTAAAGTATATAAAATGCTTGTCTGGTTCAAAAAATTCTTCAATTACATTGAAATAATCTTTTTGACACAACATTAAAGACTTGCAAAACGCAGCTTCAAAGGTTCTAGATTTAATCTGTGGCAATAATCCTTTGTCAATATGTTTAAAGCTTTTTATTTGCTCATAATGTGGAAAATTTTTGTATCTTGGTATGTCACTTGGGTGTACAAAAACGAGATTATGCAGTGCAGTGATTTTTGATTGTGAAATTAATTTTAATTTATCTCTATAAGATACATTCTGATGTGTGACGAGATCTGAACTTGTCACAGACACACACGCATATTTGAACGGTTTCATAGACTGAACTAGCTGTACAAAGTATTGTTGACTTAAGCTTCCGGTGTATATTACATCATAAATCTTTTCTTGAGAAATTGTAATGTATTTCTCATTAAAGGGAAAGAATACACTTTGACGATTCAAATAAACTTCCGATATATAAGGATCTATAGTAAAGACTTTATCAAATCTTTTAAATATATTCGTATGCTGGTCAGCACCTAATTCTGCCCCATGTGTACAAAAATTTGGCTCTTCTAATGTTAGAGCATACCATGGTTTATCAAATTTTAAAAAACTATCTATATTACCTGATCTATGCTCATTATATAGAGCTTGTCCGATAAAAAAGTAAAAATTACCACACTGTGATTCGTAATCTTCAAATCCAATGTGATACAATGGATCATCATGCGTTATAGTATACTTTTTAATTAACTCCATAATATTTCAGCAAGTGTCTGTATTTTGTTTTTTGGCAACATTATTATATATCCCTGGTGATCATATATCTTATATATATCGTGAGTTGTAGAGAATGGTCTTATGATATCATTTATTGTATTGTAAGGTGATATATCTACTCTTCTGACGCAGGAATTGCTACTTTTCATTGCATCATCAAACGTACCATTTTCGAAAGGACCATCTTCATAAATACGAACATCATCTATAAAGATAACATCCTGATAAATTTCAGCTCGTTTATGTATAATCTGTAATTCCCACTCTAGTGGCAAACGTGTTTGTAAATTTTCGTCGTTCTTATAAGAAACACGTCCGCTATCTGCACCGATGAAGTGTGCATCTAGCCAAAAAATTGCATTTGAGTTACAGTTCGCGCAGACATATTTTAACCCCTGTATGCTATCATTATTTACTACTTCTATTTTTTCGAAGTTTTTGAACCGCCTATATGCTGCATCAGCATAGAGTTTATCATATTCAATAGTCCATAACTTTTCTATTTTACTTTCTTTATCTAAAACTAAAGACTTATATGCATAGTATGCTGTATCACCTTCAAATGTGCCTGTCTCAACAAAAAAATGTGAGTTGCAAAGTTTGGAGATTTTATTTAAATCAAATTTTAATAGATTACCCATGTTTTTTCTGTGCTACAGAGATAAAGGAATGATTTAGATCCCGTTCAGAAACAAATACATTTGTCATATCTTTGTGAGATTTGAGATAGTCTTCAATTATACTTGGCATAAAGCAATGAATATGTTTGCGGTTGTTCCACGGTCTCCAATATTCTTGATCATAATGTGGCAGATAAAGGAATAAATTACCACCCGGTTTAATAAAGGTTAACCAATAATCAAGAGCTTCTACCCAGTTTGGTAAATGCTCAAGACAATGACTTGAGAAGATATAATCTACCTGAATATTAGGTAAATTCATAGCACTATATTCGTTGAGTGCAGGATCAATGAGTACTGATCCTGGAAAAGACCACTCTTCTCTATTGCAGCCAATATCAAATCCTACGCCTTTACAATAGTGCTTTGCAAAAGGAATTGCAAACTGCGCTGCATTGCCTGTTGATTGAAATGCAGGATAAAATTTATTATTAAAATTAATGATCATATTCGTGAAAAATCCATTGTTTATTTAAATGTGGTTTTAAAAAACCAAGTTGAGCAAGATTATGGCGATCGTCTCTATTGTAGATATGTATTGATGGAAATTTAATTTGCAATGCTTCATATATATAAAAATTACCCGTACTTACCGTGTGAATTTCTTTTGCATTTGCTGCTACTGCTATCCAATCAAAAAGATTATAACCATCTATCATTTGATGATATACATATTCTTTATCATTATTATCAATTTTAACAAAAGAACTTTCAGTTTGATTTGGAGGTGTACTGTATATCTTATTCACATAGATATAATCTTTATTGTTAACAACCATGTCAAATAGCTGTTTTTCTTTTTCAAAATTTCGCTTAATATTGATATATGTCTCCCACCCAATATGATTTAAATTGCACATCATGTACTTGCACATCATAATAGGTGCTTTGAATTGCTGTAAATCTGCATTACAGATCGGAACGATGAGTATATCATCAACAATTTGTGGTAACTTGCATTGCAAAAATTTCTCGTGATCCTTTGTATATTCAATAAAATGTAATAATGGATTTGTATCAAGATAATCTTTTACCCAAAGAATTTCTTTTATAACAGGCCATATTATCGGCTTGTTATATTTTTGTGCAAGCATGCTAGCTATTTTTTGGCAAAACAAAATATCACCGATTCCTGCAGCTTGTAAAATTAAAATAGATTTAAAAGTCATAATTAGTTGAATAAGAAAGGATATTTCAGATACATCCAGTCTTCTGGAATGCGGTAGTTATTAACACGATTAAAATTTTCAATGATAGCATCTATTCGACTTTGATACAAATCAGCTCCATTACTTCTCACTTCTTCTAAAATTTCTTCAAGTGTATTAAGGTTATCAAAGAATAAAATTCCATTTTCATCAAAATAATCGCATATGGAGCGATCTCCCCAGAATATAGGAATAGTTTTTGTTGCAAAGCAATCTATAATTTTTTCTGTCCAGTATCCCGGTTGAATAGAATTTTCAATAGTAATAGAAAAATAATATGCATCCAATGCTTCACGCTTACTTGCTACAGGATTATAACCGTAACCGAATACGTCAACATCATTATATTGTTTTTGAATAATTTTATGACGTAGTTGGTGACCTGTGGTGAAGTTTTTGCTAGATGCAATAATAGAGCAAAGCTTAGTCTTTTCTTGTGCGGTTACATCTCCATTAATCCAACACCTACCATGTGGATAATATAAGAAGTTTTCACCCTTATTGACAAGATCTGTATCAAATGTAAGTACAAAATCGAACAATCGATTATTCTGCTCAATCCATTCATACACTTGTGGGTGAATTGCTCGTGGTTCAAGAATCCATGCAATTTTGCGCTTAACACCTTTGGCTTTATAAACATCTGGCAAACATAAATCTGTAATGAAGCAGCTCTTGCTTGTTGGTGTGTTACCGAATTCCCACTCAACATACTTGTTGATGCCTTTGTGACAAGAGGAGGGCTCTCCGCCAAAGTTTTTATCCCGAATGTTTACTTTTACCATTGTTTGATGTACTGCTGAAGTTGTTCTTTGTTGAGACTCTCCACAAACTGAACAATTGCTTCATTCTGCTTGTAGTGATCGTGTTGTGATTTATTTACAGAGGTATCACAGTGTGGCAAGTGGTACAGGAAATGATCTACAATGTTACTCTTGTTTACGCTCAGCCCAAGTCTATGAGCACGAGAAATAATTTCATTATCTTCATATCCCCATCCAATAAAAAATGGATTAAATCCTTTGATTTGGTTGAATGATTTTTTGGTCATAATCAAACAACCTCCAACTGCTTTGGTATTTCCAAGCAAAGCAAACTCGTTTGCATTATTGGTTACAAGATGCATATTTTTAATATTGCTATGCAAATCATTTACATCTAATGTATGAAGAAACTGTTTCTCACCCTGTTCGTTCATGTAGAATGCACATCCATTATAACCAATTAGACATTCAAGAGAATCATTATCTCTTGCTTCATTAATGCATTCTAGCAATTTATTGCAATCTACAATGATGTCAACATCCAAGAAAATGAGAATATCTGTATCAGAATACTTTGCACCACGATTATATCCAGCACATTTTTTGACAAGATCATTGTTATATACAAGTGTATACTCATCTCTTGAATCGATGAAAGTAAAATCTAACAACTTTGTTTCTGCATCATCCTCAACAAAAACAAATCGACAATTTGGCAGATGTTTCTTGTAATATTTGTAAATGGTTTTTACGTTTTTGGTGCGTGCTTCATTATCGATTCTGACATGACAAATGAAGGTAATATCTCTATCTGTAATCATTGTTTAATAAGTTGTTTGAGTTTTACCTTCACTTCTTCAAGAGAAGCATCAGCAATTTGAACTGGGCTAACACCTTCTAGTTTTATAAAGTGCTCAAAGCCTTTTCTAATATTGTTTTGCCAGTCTGTGCGTGGTCGTATTGAACTATTATGTTCTGAGCATGCTTGTTCTTGAATATAATCAAGACTATTTGCTAAGTCTGGCCACCACCAATATTCCACGCAATAGTTCTTTTTGCAGAGGAGATAAGAATGATGAACGTGTTCAAAAGCATTGTGGAAACTGCAATCAAACAATCCCACATCTTGCAAGCTCTTGGCAGTATACATACAAAATGCACCTACACAGTGTTGATTGAGAGCAACTTTAACACCATCAGGATATTCCATTATGGTTCTCGGTACAGGTGATCCACCGGATACACCGTTTTTGTTGGCGGGGCCGTGGTATCCAAATAGAAAATGCTGAATGCCTGTGCTTTTGCTTGCTTGAATATACGCATCAAAAATATCATCACTTTTAATCAGCATATCATCTTCAATGAGAAAAATATAATCACAATCAGCTTTTATTAAATGCTGCAGAGCTGTATTTTTCGCTACACCCACTCCACTATTTTTAGTAAGAAAACACTTTGCGCTGTTAAGCTCCTGCAAATCAAACTCATCACCATCATTAACAATTACAAGTTCATCGATTTTATTTTGCGGCAAACTTTTCATTAGTTTTTTGAACATGTCAGGCCTGTTGCATGTTATCACTCCAACACCAATTTTTATATTCATTCCATTAAATATAGTATAAATACATACAAATGGCAACTACATCTTTAGGAATAGATATCATACAGCTACCACAAATTAATACTATACAAAGTGGTGACTATCTCATTGTTGAATCACCAGAAGGCACCGGTATCATTGATTTTGCAGATGTAGTCATTGATTTGGAACAGACCTCCTTTGCACCAACAATTATAGCTCTAACCAGTGAAGTCATTGCATTGAGTGCAGACTTGCAGACGCTAAAAACAGAATTATATGATGAGCTGTCATTGCTTTTAGTTGGTGATGTAGCTGTGTTTAAGAATATTTCACCTCTAACAGGTCTACAGGTTTTTGAAGGGACATCAGTATCCTTACCTATAAACTACATTGAAGTAAACAACATTTCAGAACAACAAACTGTAGGTCAATCTACAAGTATATCCTGTGGTGATCTTACTGTATCTCAAGCTGCAAGTGCTTTTGTATTTGATGCAGGTACATACAAAGTAAGAGTAGATACAAGAGTAACTTCACTTTGCTCTACACCAACATGGTTGCAAATTTATTTGTATCAAGATACACTGCCGCTCCAGGTACTGCAACACGGCAGTTCCTTTGTTGCTACTGGTGCAAATCAAACAGGCAATCTATTCATTGATGGCTACTTTTATTTGTGCAGAACTGCACAGGTGAGCTTGCGTGCAAATACATATGGCAGATTTAATCTTGGATTGCCCACCCAAACAATTTACTCAACTGCAAGTGCAAATAGAGCACTATCTGCAGATTTGCTACGCAGCTTGCAGTTGAGCTCTTGCAACATGAGCATGTATATTGAGAGAGTATCTGATGATGCAATTCCTGCCATCAACAAACTTGGCGTTACACTATAATTGAACCAGTAGTGGATAGCACTTCCTCTTTTTGCTGCTTGAGCAATTGCTCCACAGCTTCATGGGTAGGTTCACCATTAGAGTAAAGCTCTTCACCAGCGCTCAATGATTTTATCCATTGTTCATCTGGACTTATGACTTCGCCATCAATGCTGATGTAGTTGGCAATCTCTACTAAGCGCTCATGACGAGCAGTCTTAGTCAACTCAATCATAGCAGGTCTGTCTTGAGGATCAAACAAAGGAAATTTATCATTATAAATGAACTGCTTGTACACCATTTCAAAAATATTGTTTATTTCTCTGATGTACAGTTCATCTGTCTCCCGCATGTTGTCATTTTTGATGGCAATGCTTTCATTGAAAGGTAACCAAAAAATAATATCCAAATCCTTTATAGACTCTCGCACAATGGGTATGCATTTGGCAATGAATTCATCGTCAATATCACCTTGCTGCTTTTCAGCAGCCCACATTGAATAGATGATGTTATCTAGCGGACACCTATCATAAACAACATTATCAGCTGGCGTTTTACCCTTCATCTGCTCAACCATGAAGTCAAGAATCTGCTGCTGTCCATGCTGTGTTGCACCCTTGCTGTGACCCAAATTATTATTAACAATTACATCTCTATACGATGAATCGGGGGTGCTATACATGTGCCACACTTGTAAGAAGTCCCTTACAAGTGTGCTTTTGCCTGTGTTGGCTGTACCGCTAAATGCAATTCTCATTTGTTTACAACACTCTTGAAATTGTCATTAGTCTTGTTGTATAAAGCCTGCAGAGCAGATGCAATGGACTTGTTGGTTGCTTCTGGTCCCTCTTTAAGAATTCGTTGAGCAATTTCATTAGAATCGATCCTTACTGCTGATTCAAGCGCTTCATCTTTGTAAGTAACTGTTGTCTTTATTTCAATGATGTTGTGCGCAAGTGCGGGTGTTTGTTGTTTTGACATGTTGTAATTTATGCTACTCTTCAGGTTGTTCAACAGGCTTTGCTTTAATTTTTTTCACAGGCTGAGGCTTTTTATTGACTTTGAACCAATTTGCATATTTGGGCAAAGTTCTCAAAGCAATGACTAAATCACGCTTTGTTTCTTTGGTTATATTGCATTTTGTAATGGCTTCATCAAAATTCACCCACTTGTAAGATGTGTGCTCGTTGCTCAATTTTACATTGGAGCCATTGCACCTGCACATCCACAAGTGAAACCCTGGTGCAGCATTGATTACAATGTATGCAGTGACTTTTAATGCAGTTTCTTCAAAAACCTCACGCATTAATCCTTGCAAATATGATTCACCTTGCTGCAAATGACCGCCTGGCAAATGCATTTTTGCCTTGGAAGCTGGCTGCAAAAGCAGCACCTTTCCATCAGTATTAATTACTACAGCCTTGCTAACTTTATTTACATCTACATTCATCTGCTTGGTATGTTGAATTAAACTTTCAAAGCCTTGTTCCAGAGCAGCAAATGCAGTCTCGGACTAAAATTTACGCACATCGCTTTTGCATACTCTGCAACTGCAGGTGCTCTTTCAATGTGTTCTTCACGTGAACCACAGCACGGCATGAACCAAATTCTATTGGTTTCAACGCTTATGCCAAGCTTATCATTAACATAGTGAGTCCAAATGTGCTCAATGTCTTTGTCAGAATTAATAACAAACTTGAAGCCAGAATAGTGATCAGCATGCCACTTGAGAACATCAGGAACATATGTCTTCTCAATGGGATCTCCATTGCTAGGCAACTTGGGTGATGTAGTGAAGCTTGCATTAAAATCAGTGAACCAGCGCTCATCTGGCAGCAATGTAGCATTTGTCTCAAAATCAATCTTTGGCACCATGCCAATCTTATCTGTAATGAATTCAGTGAATTTCAACAGCTGTTTTTGTCCTATGAGCGGCTCTCCGCCTGTATATTTTAAAATAGCACCATCCTTGAGCTTTTGTGCATAATTGCATCCAACAAAGAATTCATCCCAAATCTCCTGAAATGTATTTTTATTCTTGATGGACCATGAAATATATGAGTCACAACCGTGTGGTGACTCTGGTGAGGCAAATCCTTTGCATGTGAGGTTACACATGGACATTCGCATGAATACAGATGGCTGACCAATGTATTCTCCCTCACCTTCAAGTGTGTAGAACACTTTGTCATCAGATAAAAAGATGGTTTCTTTTGTAGGATCAAAATTCATAATGCATACATTGTAACATACACTTGTAGTATTTCAACACAAAAAGATAAATATATACATGAGCAAAAAGACGCGTTTGCGTAAGAGGCTTGCCGACATAGACCTAGATGAAAATGAGGTTGAACCAGTGGAATATTCATCTGCGCCGAGCAAGGGGTTTGTAATCAAAAACAAATACAGCCTCAATGAGGTTCACAAAACATTCTTAGATTTGTGCTTGTATGAGAAAACAAAAATGGTGTTTGTGGATGGACCTGCTGGCACTGCCAAAACATATCTAGCTGTTTTAGCTGCTTTAAATTTGCTACAGCAAAAGAAAATTAAAAAAATAGTTTACATTCGCAGCATTGTTGAATCAGCAGAAAAAAGCATAGGCGCTCTACCAGGTGAACTTGATGAAAAGTTCAAGCCTTGGTCGCTTCCTATGCTTGATAAACTACATGAACTGTTGTCTGATGCTGCAACTGATGTACTGCTCAACAATGGCACTGTTCAGTGCATTCCTGTGAACTTTGTCAGAGGCTTAACTTTTCATGATTCAGTAGTCATTGTTGATGAATCACAAAACCTTTCTCGCAAAGAATTGGTGTCAATTCTCACACGATTTGGTCACAACTCTCGCTTCATCATTGCTGGTGACCTCAAGCAAAATGACATTGCAAAATCAGGATACAAAGAAGTTTTAGAACGATTCAATGATGAAGAAAGTGCGAACAATCACATTCACTGCGTCCATTTTGGACAAAATGAAATTGTGAGATCGCACATTCTCAAGTTCATTGTGCGCAAACTGGAGTGTTAACCCCAAGTTGTGCCTTGAAACCAACCGCCTTTGCCAGTTGAAACGTTGCTCCCAACATGAGCAGCGCGTGGATTATGCACCGGAGCATTAGGCAAAGGTGTTACTTCAACTGCTGCAACCTGTTCTACAACTGGTGCTGTTTCTGTAACTGGCGTTGGAAAGCGCGTTGGTGCATAAACAGCAGAATTGTCTTCATGCTCAAACACCTCTACTTTTTCAACCCAGCATCTGTCACCGTATTGAGACTGAATAAAATCTGATGCAATGTTGTAGCAAAGCTCTGATGCACGCTCAATGCCTACACCTTTTTCAAACACGCGAAGCTTAACTGCATCGCGTTTCTCCAATTCCTTAAAAATATCCATGCAGGGATCATTTGCAGCTACACACAGAGTATGATCAAACACATCCTGCAATTGTGCTCTCAGCTGTTTTAATCCACCAAAATCAACTGCCCAGTTTTTGCTGTCAAGTTCAGAGCACCCAAACCAAAACTTTGCTTTGAGCTGATATCCATGAATATAATGACAGTGACTATGATCTGCGCCCCACTGACGAAATGCACAAGATCCCAATTCAATTACTTTAGTACTAGTATACATGCAATACGTTAATGTATGCTATGCACAGTTCAACTGATATTTATTATAAGAATGTAACTAAAACTTCTGCATTATTTGGTGCAGCTGTAAATTTTACAGAGTAATCAATGGGTGTGGATGGTTTATTAGTAGCATTTGGCTGTGTTATTGGTGATAAACTCACCACCAGTGGCACCCCTAAAAGTTTTTTTGCATTTAAAGCAGAAACTGTAACAGAAGGCATTTGCAAGAAAGCATCTGCAGCAGATGCAGTCGGTGCAGCAGTAGTGTTTTTGGGCGCAGCAGGTGCGGGAGCAGCTGATGCGGGTGCAGGTGCAGCAGCTGGTGCAGGTGAAGCAGCAGATGCAGCTGGGCTAGTGGGAAGACCACCAACATTGGGTGGTATATTGGCGAATCCTGCCTCATTTAGAGAAGACCAACTCGTATTTAATAAAAAACTAAAAGCATTATAATGTGCTAATATTAAAACATTGTTATTTAGCATTACTAGGGATTTATTATTAGCATCTTTTATATTAATAATGCCATAATCCATTCCGTTAATAGTTATAGATGCATTGCCATTTTTATTTTTAATTGCTAAAGATTTTGTTTTGTCTACAGCTTGTGCCGGCTCTGCAACTGCTGCTGCACCAGCACGTTGACCTTGATTGTTTCCCATGGGGAACAATTGCTGACCTGTATAAAGCATTGAACCTAAATTTGCAGCGCCCTTCAAAGCCGTACCCACTGCTCCCGCCCCTTTATTTACCATCGTTCCAAGCGCTCCAGATACGCCTCCTTGCGCATTACCAACTGCTGATTGCATAAATCTTCCCATCCTAGTATTTTCTTGTTCAATAATTACTGCATTTTTTGGCAATGTTATAGTGTTGTTTTCATAAAAGAAGTCAATGCTTTCATCAGTTTCTGCCAAAATATAGCCAACGTAGCCATCATATTGCGCAAAATCCTCTGCATATTTTACATTGGGATCTACTCTAAGGCGTACTTTTTGCAAGCTTTTTTCTAAAATTGAGTTGTATTGATAAAAAAACTGAGACATGCAATTATTTAGTTGAAATTGTTGCTTTTTACATCATATTAGCATCATGGATAAATTAAAATACGCAAATTCGAATCTGCCACAAAAACAAGAGCAAAAGTATGAAATGATTGACAAGGCTGCAACAGCATATGCAGACTTCATGGATGCTCTCAAGTTTGATTGGCGCAGTGATCCCAACAGTGCTGATACTCCGCGTCGTGTTGCCAAGGCATTTGTAAATGATGTCATCAAAGGTTGCTATGAAGATGCTCCAACCATTACAGCTTTTGACAATGTTGACAGCTACAATGGAATGGTTTGTCAAAATAATATTCGCTTGACATCTCTTTGCAGCCATCATCACATGCCCTTTACTGGTTTTGCTCATGTAGCATACATTCCATCCAAGAGCGGCAAAGTGATTGGATTGAGCAAACTCAATCGTGTCGTGGATTGGTTTGCTAGACGGCCGCAAGTTCAAGAGAATTTAACCATGCAAATTCACAACTTCATCAATGAAATTTGCACCAACAACAATGGTGTTGCTGTCATGATTGAAGCTAAACATAATTGCTGCAGCAATCGAGGCATCAAGCATGATTCAACTATGCGCACAGCATACATGAGCGGTGCATTTTTGGAAAATGGTGACAACTCTCGTGCTGAGTTTTACAAGTTCATTGATTACGCACAAAATCGCAACCTCATGTGAGGCTTGGATCAACTACGCTTTTCATTTGAGCAATGAAGTCTTTGCTCAATAGAACAGGTTCAGACATGCCTGTTCTATCAGAAATAGTGAAAGGTGTACCACGATATGTCTTACCATTGACCGTCACGTCGAGCTTTATCACGTGACGGTCTTCTTTTAGTTGCGGGCCCTTGTTGATTGCCAATGTTCCATTGCTGTTGGCACTATGCTGCTTGTTGTTGCAAACAAATGTCACAATGCTTCCATCATCCTTGATGTCAGTGGCATGAAGAACGTTGTAGCCATCATTGCCTGTATCAGCTTTTGCTTTGAAATTGCCAATGCCGCTGATGTCTACGTCAATGGTTGGAGCAATGAGTTGCTTTTGCTCATAAAATTGTTGAAAGGTCTGCACCAGTTTATTTATTTGGTGAATTTAATTTTGTAGCCACCATTGTCATAACATGGAGAAAAAGAAACATTGGCAGCTTTGCAAAGCTGCATGAGCACCATCACATGTTCATTTGAAAGTTTATATTCTTTGCAATTGAGTATAAATGAAGTGCCAAATGGCGCAGTATTTTTGCCAGGATGTTTGAACAAAACAAACCAATCATCTGTCTTTGATTGCATGTATTCAATTAGTTGAATGCAGCCTATAAAAATTAATGCATCATTGCGAGTTTTTACAGCATTGTTGCTTGCACAATGCTTTGCTAGCTGCGATATTTGAAATGGCATCATGGAAAAATCCAAATGATCCAAGCTTTGCTCAATTAAATTGCCAAAGTTAAATTCAGTTTGAGATTCAGCAATGGTTGCGCCCTTTTCATTGAATTGATTTAGGAATTTATCAATCAATTGCTTGCTGTTGCACCACTTGCTATACTCACCTATTCTTCCACCTTCTCCCTTGATCTCAATCATTTGATCCAGCAACAACATATCACCCTTGCTTGCTTTGCAACCACCTGCAAACAAGAGCAAAGGCATTTCAGATGGACCAGAATACCCACGAGTCTTGCCTTCATCAGACAAGGGTCTCATCTTTGTCCACACTTCTGCAGTTGCATCACTATTTTTTAAATCAATGCCATAAAATTCATTGAAGAAGTCAATGATGTTGCAACGATTGTTGCAGTTTCTGTTTATAAATTCCAAAAATAATGAAGATGCAGCACCATCATTGATTTTTTGCAAAATGCTGTAATAACCTTCACCACAAACATCTTTGATGTAGGCGTAAAATTTATTAATTTCAGACAATCTATCAATTACTCTGCCATTGAGCATGCTATAACCACTTCTTTTGTGCAGATTATCATTGATGATCTTTAAACATTCACCAATGTTTGCATCTGTTTGACGCAGCTTTACATAATGATATAGCACCTCACTCCATAGACATTCATCTATATCGTACTGTTCAATAATTTCTTTATTCTCATCTGCTATGATGAGATGCTTCATTAAGCTCCAGTGGGTGTTGGATTGAGGCGTCCCAGCAAAGTGTTAACATTCTGAGCTACAACTGCAGGATCAGCAGTGGATATTTGACCAATGCTTTGATTTATTTGTGTAACAATATCATTTGGAATAACCTTTTTTACTGCTTCCATCTGCTCTGTGTCACCGCTTTCAATGGCACCTGCAAGAGTTGCAAGTGATCTCATGAGCTGAATAACCATATCCCTGTATACATCAAATCCTGCTTGTATTTGACTCACATCTGGCTGCTGTTGAGCCATTGCTGCATCTTGTGGTTGTGCAGCATCAGGTGCAGGCTGCTGTGCATTAGCTTGTGCTGCACCTTCTGGCTGTTCTAGATATATTCTGCAGGCTTCGCTTACAATTGAATCAAAAATTCGTTGCATTTCATGTATTTAGTAACAAGCAACGTGTTTTTAAACATGTAAAGTAATGATCATTTAAAAATGTCAATTGGTTCTTATTGATGTAGCTCAAGGCCTTGTTAAAAGTATAATTGCTCTTGGTCTTATTACTTATTTGCAATAAAAATGAGTTACCTTGCTGTTGCTCAATGATGTGTAGATAGTATTTGAGTGGTTTGCTGCTGCAGTACCATGAAATTGGTAGTTTTTTAGCACAAACTGCAATGGTCTTGTGCACAAACTCAGCTATTTCACCAGCATCATCTTGTATCTTTAGGCATTCCTTGTTGTAGTAGAATATAATCTTGCCTTGCTCAATGCTCAAAGCTACATCACAGCACGTTTGAATGATGCAATGTGTTAAAACTTGCTTTGCAGTTTTATTAAATGATGTAATATCATAGTCACTGCAATATTTCATGTAATTTTTAGCAATGATTGTGTTGAAGGCCTCACAAAAATCACATATGCTTACATTATAAAGCGGGAATGCATGTATCATCTGTACTGCTTCAGTTTACCAAGCCTGCAATTGATTATCCCATTGTAGTATTCTGATGTTAATAGCACTTGTTTGAATATTTGTTCTTGAATTTCATAGTAACCCATCTCCCATTTGCTGTTGCAGAACCGTATAATTTCAAATGTAAAATTATCTTTGCCTATTTTTGCAATATCATCATTCAATTCATTGCAACTACCAGTGTACGTCATCCAATCTGTTTCTTTAATTACTGATACTCTATTCTTTTTGCCCTTGCGCAATGGTTTCTTACGCTTAGATTTGCATTGTTTCTTTCCAATGTATTTGCGATTATTGGTTTTATTAGTTATTAAATAAATAAAACCATAATGTTCTTGAGGAATCTCAATATTGCATGTCCAATGTCCTAAACTACTCATTTACTTCTTAATAGTAGTTATTCTTTCAATAATTATAAATCAACTAGTGCAACATTAGCTTTTTTTATTCTTTTTCAATTTGCCAGTTAAAAATACTGTTTCGGGAGCAGTTCTGCGGCTAATTTTTTTCTTTTTACCCAATACTTTAGGCATTCTTGCATCATTAGTTGCATAAACATCTGCATTTGGTTCACCCAAATTAGTGTAAAGTTGTGAATTTGGCCCAAAAGTGCCCATGGATGTATTATCTTCCATGAGTTGTTTATATAATTTATCAAAAATTGTTGCATTCATATGATGTTGTGTTATATTTATCCAAATGAATGAAGTGTTGGGTAATTATATTCAGCAAATTAAAGCTGATTTAGAGATAAATCAAATAAACATTGCTGATGTTGCTCGCAAATTGCCAGCAAGAAGACATCACTGGGCTGCTCGCCTCATTGAACATAAAATAAAAATAAATGAGTTAGAGAAGCAAAAGAGCAACATCATAAAAGAGGTTTCTGCAAAGATTGGCAGGGATTCTCCAGTACTTATGAGTAGCAAGACTATTCAAAATGCAGCAGAGGGTAGCAATGACATTCAGTCAATCAATGAACAAATAGCAACAAACAAGCTAATTGTTGAGTTTTTAGAGCAAGTTCAAAAGAACTTCTTTTCAACATCTCATGATGTCCGCAACATTGTGGAAATTATGAAGCTTGAGCAGTTATGAATGTTTTGTTTGATGTTGTTAACAAAGATTGCAAGTTAATTTGTAGTGATGAGCAGGTTTTCGAGAGAATCCGCAGCGAATTCAGTACAGAAAATAAAGCCAAGAAATTTGCACGCAACAAGCAGTTTATTCCTAGCAAATTGTATGCAATAACACCAACTGGCATATTCGAACCTGGTTTGGTTGATGAAATTGAGCACGTCATTGTTGCAAAGCAGTTGGCAAGCAGCATTCACCGCAGCGCTGCCTTTGATGCCATTGCCAAACCTACAAACAATGCAAAGTTTTACAATCAATTGTCTCTTGAATTGAGAGACTATCAGCAGCAAACAGTAAATTTGTGCATTGAGCAAGGCAGAGGCATGTGTTTGCTAGCAACTGGTGCTGGTAAAACGCTGATAATGGCAAGTCTTGTGTCTAGCTTTTTCAAAGACGCAACATTCAAGTGTTTGATACTGGTTCCTGATCCTGGGCTTGCTGTGCAAACATACAATGACTTTAAACAGTACAATGTACCCTTCAAGGTTTGTGCATGGACTGGTCAACACAAGATGGATGAATCTGCTCATGTGATTATAGCAAATCATGACATTGTGCTCAATAGATTTGATGAGCATGAATGGATAGAATATGTTGATGTGCTGATTGCTGATGAAGCACACACAATAAAGAAGAGTAACAAGATTAATAAAATTGTTGCAAAGATAAAAACTAGCTGCAAGTTTGGTTTTACTGGTACACTGCCAACAGATGCAGTTGATCGGTGGAATGTCATTGGCAAATTTGGTAAAATTTTAATAAAGAAGACCAGTCATGAATTGCGTGAGCAGTCTTTTCTTTCAAACGTAAATGCTAAAATTTTAAAGTTGACGTATGCCCAGCAGCCACCCAAGCCCACCATCACAACTGATAGCAAGGGCAACAAATTAACAACAGCAGTATATAGAGCTGAGCTTGATTTCATTTACAATTCATCTTTTCGCAACAAAATAATACAACAGATATGCAGTGGGTTCAACAACAATGTGCTCATTTTAGTAAATCATTTGCCACATGGAGATGCATTGCACCAGCATTTAAAATTGCATTGTCCCAACAAGCACGTGGAATACATCAAAGGTGAAATTGAGATTGATGATAGAGAAATTGTAAAGCAGCAAATGGAAATTAAAAATGATATGATTGTTGTTGCAATGAGTTCAATCTTCTCAACTGGCGTTAATATTAAAAACATTCACATGATTATTTTTGCTGCTGGTGGCAAGAGTTTTATTCGCGTGGTGCAGAGCATTGGTCGCGGATTGAGAAAAAACGACAACAAGCAAAAATTAACAATCATTGATTTGTGTGACAATCTCAAATACGGCAATGAACATGCAATGCATCGGCAAAAAATTTATGAACAGGAAAAGATTCAATTTAATGTAGTTCCTTTCATTGAGAAATAACAAGCCTATAGTATAATTACAACAATATGTCAACAGAAAAAAGACAAACATCAACTATTCCCAAAGAGCAATTCTACGTGAATCCAGATGTACTGCGCAAGCAAATAGAGCAGTTTTATAAAGATGATATTTGCATCAATGATTTGGGAAATAGTTTGAATAAAATTGCTGAGGGATTAAGTCACTCACCAAGTTTTCATAATTACACTTATCGAGATGAAATGGTGGGAGATGCACTGGTGAAGATGTACAGCGCATTAAAATTTAAAAAGTTTAACATAGAAGGAGATACAAATCCCTTTTCATATTTTACCACCATTGCATTCCATGCATTCATAAATCGCATCAAAAAAGAAAAGAAGCATCATGAAGCCTTGGAAGAGTACAAAGCTGAATGCTATGAAAAATTATTAACTGCAGGCGAAATTCATGATGAAAATTACAACATCTATACACGCCCATGCGATGGTGAGGAAGAATATTTTAATGAATGATCGGGTTGCAATTTTTAGTGATTTGCACATGGGTGTGCACTGCAATGCCCCACTTTGGCACAACACATCCAAACAGTGGGCAAAATGGTTTGCTAATGAGCTCAAATTACACAACATCTCTGATGTAATTTTCTGCGGGGACTTTTTTCATGATAGAGATTTTGTATCAGTAGATACAATGCATGCAGCATGTGATGTGCTGCAAGAGTTATCTGAATTTAATCTGCATATGTTTCCAGGCAATCATGATTGCTTTTACAAGCAGCATGCTGGTGTCAATTCGTTATCAATTTTGCAGGGCTGGAAAAACATCAACATTTATCATACACCGCAGAGCATTACTACAGCAGGGGGTTATAAATTTATGTTGTGTCCATGGGGTACTACCCTTGAGGATATTGAACAGAGTGATGCAGTGTTTGGTCATTTTGAAATTCAGACTTTTAAAATGAACACATTTAAGCTTTGTGATCATGGACTCACCATCAGAAAGCTTCTGGATAAATCACCTTTAATTTTTTCTGGTCATTTCCATTTTCATGAAGAGAGATTATTTGAAATAGGCAAGATTATATATGTAGGCAATCCATTTCAAATGGACATGAATGATTCTGGCAATGCCAAGGGTTATTATATTTTTGATGCCAACAACAAGAGCATTGATTTTTATGAAAATAAAATTTCACCATTGCTGTTCAAATACAAATTATCACAAATTAAAAATAGTGTTGCTGGTGAAGATGATCTCAACAACATATGCAACAACATAATTCAGTTTATAGTTGATGAGCAGTTGCCGGAGCAGGAATTGGAAGATCTCAAAGCAAAAATTAAATTATGCAACCCACTTGAAATAGAATTCATTGAAGATATTTCAATGAGCGTCAACAATCAGAAATGCACAATGAATTCTGATGGCATTGACATTGAGCAAGCGCTCATTGAATTCATTGATCTCATGCAATATCCTCACAAAAATAAACTGCAGGAGTATGCACTCAACATTTTTAGAAAGTATAAATGAAACAAGTCAATTTTAAGAAAATATCCATAACCAATTTCCTATCCATTGGCAAGGAACCTGTCACAATTGAGTTTGAAACTGGTACCAACATCATCACAGGTGTTAACAAGGATATGATGGATAGACGCAATGGTGTAGGCAAATCAACAATTGCTGATGCATTGTATTTTGCAATTTTTGGCACAACCATGCGTGAGCTCAAAAAAGATTTAATCATCAACAATTACACCAATGCAACATGCAGTGTAACGCTTGTGTTTGATGTCATTGATATTAACAACATCAATGAGTATAAAGTTGTGCGCACGCTCAATCCAAGCAAATGCTTTTTGTTTAAAAACAATGAAGATGTCACAAGAGACTCCATTGTCAACACCACTCAAAGCATTTGTGATTTAATTGATGCTAGTCCCAGCATTTTTAAAAATTGCGTAATAATGACATTGAGTGAAACAGTGCCATTCATGGCACAGAGCAAGATTGACAAGCGCAAATTCATTGAAAACATTTTTAATCTGCAGGTGTTTAGCAAAATGCTTGCACACGTCAGAGAAGAACACAATGAGTACAAAAAGAAGTATGAGATGGAATTATTCAAATACAATGAAATCTCTGCAAGCATAAAGAAACTACAAGAGCAGCGCAATGCCATCATCAGAGAGAGACTCAGCAAGGTGGCACAGTTGGCTGAAAGAAAGCTCAAAAGCAATGATGAGCTGGCATCACTTCAACAGCAATTGGATGTTTTACCAGCAACCAATTATGATCAAATAAATGAAACAATTCAAGAGCTAGAAAAATGCAAAAACAAATGCCAAGAAAAAATTGATGCCTTGTTGCAAAAAATTGCTGTTGAAGAAATTCAACTCAAAAATTTAAAGGAACAACACAGCAATGCTGGCACAAATAATGATGTGTGTCCCACATGTCTTAGAGTTGTAGATGCAACTGATGTGAATCACATTGAAGCAGAAAAGCAAAAATTAACAGGTGTAATCAATGAGTTGAAGCAATTGCTTGAGGTGGATAAAAAGGACTTAACTCAGCAAAAAACCAATAAAGATTCCGTCAAGAATTTTATTAGCAAATACAATGCAAAAATAAATCAAGGCAAAGTTGATGAAGCGCGTCGCAACAGCATCAACAAAGAAATTAATTTGCTACAAGAATGGATAAAAGATGTTGATGCGGACATTAATCAGCTCAATACAACAAGCACAGAAGTGGATGCAATCATTGATGATCAAGCCAACAAAAGCAATGCAATTGCTGATGTGGTGAAGGAAAAGCTTGAGCAAGTCAATCTGCTTGATACAATGAAAGTCATTGTTTCAGAAGAAGGTGTAAAAGCATACATCACCAAAAAAATCTTGCAGATTCTCAACAGCAAAATTCAAATTTATCTCAAAAAAATTGGGTTCAATTGCAGTTGCAAATTTAATGAATATTTTGAAGAAGAAATTCATAATGATCGCGGCAAATTGTG